CACGTGCCCACGCCGCCGAGCGCCGGTGCGCCCACAAGCAGCACCAGCGCCGCCACGCATAAGGGCGTTCACTATGGCGCTATTCGTTCCAGCGTTGCCAAGATTGAATCCGCCGCTAGTCAACAAGGGCGCGTATTTCGCCAAAGCAGGAACAGCCGCCGCAGCTTTACCCAACACCCCGCCAACTCCAGCAGTTCCAGCAATCTGAGTGCCAATGTCGCCAACTTTAAATAAAGTTGAATCGGTATCTGCGTTTTCGCTCATAAACTGGTCTATGGACTTTTCGCGCTCCTTACGGTCTCCCATGACAGTTCCAACGATAGTATTACCAATACGGGAGGCACCTTTAAGACCGCCCATAGCAAGACCACCAATTTTCTCTATCGCGGTCATTTCTTGAGGTTTAGGGCCGTTTACGTCAATCTGCTCAAGCGGTTTTTTAGGAGCAGAAACAAGACTTTTAACGGTCTTTTGAACTATCGCGGGGTCGGTTCCGTCTGGAAATTCCAGCCTACGACCGTCCGCCAA